CCGCTTGCGCCAGAGTTCGTACCATCGCCGCCACCCGACCCACCAGGCGCGCCGCCAAAAGGAAACTGGGCGTAGCATACCATCGACGGGTTGCCTGAGTTAGTCAGGTTAGAGCCGTTGCCGCCAGGGTTGCCGGCGGTGCCTGCCGTGCCTCCGCCCTGGTTGGAAACAAAGTTCCAGTTTCGGTGCGAACCGCCGGCGCCACCCGCTGAAGTACCACCTCCGCCTCCACCGCCGGATGCGCCGTTAAGGCCGCTGGTTCCGGCCGTGCCTGTGCCGGTGCCTCCACTAGTCGTGCCTGAGCCCTTGCTGTTGGCGTTGATGGCCGCGGAATTGACCACCAGAATAGGGTTCTGCGAGTAGACGTAGAGGCCAGCCGTGTTGCCGCTGACATTGTTCGTCATCTGCGAGTGCTGCAGAGTGCCGCCGGTAATTTCCAAAGAAGCGTACTGGTGGAACCCATCTTCAGTGGTTGTGCCGGAGGTGATTTCCCGTTTAACCAGGGTCGAGCCGCCATCCATCCCATCGCCAAACTTTTGGACGCGCTGATAGGGATTGAGCCGGAAAGGTTCGTGAGCGATGCCGGAGACTGTAGGGGTGGAGGTAACCCAGACCACGCCCAGAAATACGGCTGGATTCGCGCTAAACGAGCCGCTCGACACGCAGGACTTCATCTTGTTGGTTCCAAGGTCGAACCAAAACTGCGGCGTGGTTGTAGCCGAGCAGGCGGGCTGCGTATAGCTATAAATCGGCGCCAGGGTGGTTTCGGCAAAGTCGGTTCCGGAGAAGACTGTACCGGATGGTGGCCTTTTGACGTAGACGTAATGGAAGGACGACGAGGCCATGCCGGTGATGGCGTCGGTGTAAGTACCGGTTCCTGTGTATTGAGCGCCGTCGATATTGGCTATCAGGGAGGTGCCAGTGATGGTGAGTTTGTTACCGGCAGTACCTTGCGCGATGAAGTTTGGATTGTTGGAGCCGTCGACTGCCGACAAGCACAGTCCATTGTCGATTTCGCTGCACGTGAAATTGCTGCTGCCGCCACCACCGGCGCCCCAGCGCAATCCGGTGCTCTGGGTTGAATCGGCAATCAGCACCTGACCATCGGATCCGACCGCCAGATTGCTGTACGTATTAGCGCCGGTTCCTGCGATGAGGCCGCCTTTTGCGGTGCCAGGAGCCAGGGCGTTGAAGGCGGCAATCGCAGTGGTTTGCCCGGTTCCTCCCTGGGCGATAGGCAGCGCTGCGCTAAGGTGGGTGGCGACCACGGTAGGATTGCGGCCATCGGTGCCGCCCAGGTCACCGGCCAGCTGCACCCGCCCTCCATAACTGGAGGTGGCAAAACCGAAGTTGTGGCTAGCGTCGATATCGACCAGTACATCGCTGTTGGCGGCGCAACTGGGAGAGCAGGCCTGATCCACGACAAAACCAAGGAACTGAGATCCTTGCGGGACCAGCTGATCGCCATGATCGGTTGCCTGGCCGCCGTTGGTAGCCGACGCCAGGTAGGTATGGCCTTTGACGGCGGCATTATCGAAGCGGAGTGTCGTCTGGCCCTGGACCAGGATGACGGCGGTTCCTGTAGTGCCACAGCCTGAGATACAGATGCCTTCGACCAGAGTATCTGTGGTGCGGGCGGTGATGCACTTGTTGGTATCGGGAATGAGGTGAGCCAGGCGTCCGGCCGTGGTTCCAGTAGTAGTGTCGTTGGCGCACAGAATCCAGTTTTTGGAGATTCCCGGCTCCCACTGTGATGCACCTGAATTCCACACCAGCGGTTGGCGGTCGAGAGTAGGAGCGGTCGCAGAAACTGATCTGCCCTGAATCGAGGTCGCATTCTGGTTGGTGGAGCAAGAGCTGTAGGAGACGCCGACCGAAGCTGCTGAGTCGGCCTTCAGGCACAGTCCGTCTGCGCCGGCAGGGACGCGCGCATTGCTCGTTCCATTGAAGCCGAACAGATCGCCTTTGGTGGTGAGCAAGTTGGCCCCGCCCACTTTGGCCACCTCGACGAGTCCTGTTCCGTTCTCATTGACCATCAGCTTGCCGCTGGGGCCGAATCCCAGCACTGATTTGTTTGCTCCCGGCGTAGGCAGCGTGCCGAAGGAGCCTTCCACCGACCAGGGCAGCAAGCTGGTAGAGACGAAGGAGCCGGGGATAGTCAGGTTTCCGGTCGTCTTGTCGAATTCGAAGCCTTGCAGGGCGCCAAAAGTGTTGGCATCGTTGAACTGGACCTGCCGGTTGGCGCCGGCCACTCCGCCGCCAGAACCGCCACTGCCGCCCAGAGTGACTGGAATAGGTCCGGAAGAGACGCCGTTGGCGGTAGTGACCGTGTACTCGTACTGTCCTGGAGCCGCCCAAACTCCCCAGTTACCGCGCGAGTCAGCTGCGGCCACGCAAGTAGAGGTTCCGGCGAGTACTACCTGCTGGTTGGATGGGCAGGCGACAGCGAGAGTTGAGTTGGTGTAAGTCGCTGCCTTGTTGGTGCAGGGAACGGCATTCGCCGGCGCGTTGCAGAAACTGATGATCGCGTTGGGCTGGGAGACGATGACCGTACCGATGCCGGAAACCGACTTACTCTCGAGCGCCATATCCTGGTGGCGCACCCCTTGCGGGAACGCCACCATCGCCGGCAAAAGGAGAACTGATAAGCAGACGATAAGCCGGAAGAGTTTCATCGTAAGCTGCCGCTGTAGTAGTTGAAACCGGTTCTGGAAGTGAGGCCCTGGCCGGGCTCGCGGGTGGCGATGCGCGGGGATCCGGCATTGTTGCCTTGGATTGCCTTCATGGCCTCAGCGCGCAGAGCGAGCAGGGCTGGGCTCGGAGCTTTTTCGTAGCTGGGAGCGAGCGATACAGCGAGCGAGTAGACCAGAGCGTCCCAATAAGCCGGCGGCAAAGCCAGAGGATCGTTCACCGTCGCCACCTGCGTAAGCAGGGTCCAGGTCTCGAGTTCTACCTGCTGAGCCACATTGGGCACAGGCCAGAAGTTAAGCGTGCCGTTGGGAACGTCAGGAGAGTAGTACAGGTCGGTGGGAATGGAGGTAGCCACATCACGCACGCGATTGGCGGCCCACCATGCATCATCGCGGATGGCGACTGGCGCGCGCACTGTGGGATTGACTCCCGTAAGCACGATATTGGCGGCCACGATTTTGATCGGGCGCTGGGCAACAATGAAATCGGCGTTGCTGGGGCCGATGCTATGAGGCGCCTTGTTGGCAACCAGCTGGTAAGTCTGGAAGCCGACGTTATAGACGTTAATGCGGCGCGCATTCCATTGATCGATGAGGCGCTGCAGTTTGCGCAGTCCGGGCGCCGCGTCGGAAGTGTCGAGCTCTTCCTCGGGCGACACTGCCCCGATCTCGATCAAAGCATCGAGGATCAGGTCTTTCGCAGTGAGTGCGATCGGCGGCGGTGCGCTGGGAGGATTGACTGGGGACATAGATTAGCGGCGCCGGCGCGCTGGCGAAGATGGATTTGGTTCCTGCGTCAGAGAAGCATCTGCGGGCTTTGGGGCAGCATTTGGTTCGAGCGAAAATCCGTTGCTCAGCGCAGCAGATTTTTCCTCATCGCTCGCCACTATCACGGTGCGTCCATCAGATCCGTAAAGCATGCGCGGATACTCCTGGTACGTATAAGGCGAGACGATGGGCTTAGAGAGGTCGAGCTCAAAATTGTTGATGTTGTCGTTCACGGGCATCTCCTTAAAGAGTTGCTGGTGTAATTCGCGTTCCCGTTCCCAGTTGATGGTGGAAGGAAACCTGAACATGGTGTGCGGTGATATGGCCGGCATCCAGGACGGCAGCCAATGAGCAGCCGTCCTGGATGGCCGGGCAGGAAAGGATGCTACTTAGCGTGGAGTCGCGGCACCATGAAGTTGTAGGAGCCGGCGGCGGGTGTGCAGGCCGCAGCGGTCAGCACCGTCCAGTACAGAGTGACGGTGTTGGCGGCTGTGACTCTGGCCCCTACCAGCGGGCAGAGCGAAGTAGGAGCCGGCTGGGAGACCACGAAGATCGGTTCCCCTGACAGAAGTCCGTTCACGGTGAAGTTCTGACTTGCTGTCTGGATGGCCGCCGAGGTTGCCGCCGGAGTAATGGAGCCGGTGGTAAAGAAGTTCTGCCACACTCCGGTAGCCGAATCGCAGCGCCAGTAGAGTCCGGTTCCCATGGCGATATACGGAGCTACCGTGTTCGCCGCGGTGCACGACCCCGAGGGGTCGAACACGGTGAACTGGCTGGGAGATCCCACCCAGACCACGGACCCGGAGGCATGGGGATTAGCGCGTGTTCCGGAATGTCCGCGAGTGACTCCGGCGATAGTTCCGCTGATCGAGTTGACGAACATGGCCTCTTGATCGACGAACAAGATAGTGCTGTTCGCCACAATGCCGGTTGCCGAGGCAACCGAAACGAAGGTCGAGGAGGAGTCGGCGATCGCCGATGCCAGCGTCGTTTGGGTCAGCGCTGTTTGTCCGAAGGAGGGCGAAGCAAAGAGCGCGACCGCAAGAAGAGAGAGTAGCGACAGTTTCACGTGTTTGGAATTCATAACCTATGCTCCCACCACACAGACCGCACCGTTGTCCTGGTAGAGATTGCCGAATCCGATGAGCTGATCGAAGCGATGGATGTTCATGGACCGGACCGGATCCCATGCCTTGACGAAACGAACGGCGAGGCCGGTTTGTTTGTCCTGGGCTTGCGTTGCCTGCTCCACAGCTTTCGGCGTGTATAGCTTGCCGCCGACCAGGGCAAAGGCGTACTTGGACAACGCCAGACCGACGGTCCCGACTTTGCCGTTGGGCGCGGCGGTTCCAGGCCAGAGTGTCAAGGCGGCGCCATTGGCTGGCAGCGCGTCGACGTTCTGATACTGCGAACCAGGGCCGACGATGGCCGGCAAGATGGTGAGCGCGGCGGTTCCGCCGGCAACCACAGCATCGTTCTGGATAGTGAACTGCTGCGGCTGTGCCGGGCCCGCGATGCGCCGGGTTCTGGGGTTGACGGCATTGACGTTGGCGATGGAAATCTTGTCACCCTTTTTGAAGGTGTCGCCGTTAGTGCCGCTGACATTGAGAATGTTGCCGGACTGGTTGGCCCCGTTCACCGTAACGGCGGCCGCCCAAGTCCCAGCCGTATGGGCGTACAGCGATTGCGACTCGTAGAACTCGAATCCGGCGAGCTCTCCTAGGTAGCCTTCTTTGAAGAGTTGCGAGATTTCGTCGCGCGGATTGAAGATATTGGTGAGATTCGATCCCAGCGACGCCATCATCGAGCTTGAGATGCACATCGCCTTCTTGCCCGGAGGGCAGGCTTTCTCCAGCAAGCGCCGGCGCGCGGCGTGATAAGTAGCCACGCTATTGGGATCGGTTCCCAGCGAGCCGACGACGTTCGAGGCATTTTGGTAAGCGAATTTAGCCGCCCGGGAATCAAGCTCCTGGGCCAGCTGCTGCCCTGCCGGTTCCAAATATTGCTCACGGATCTCCTGCTCGGAGCGCTCGGCTTTGACGGCTCGCTCATAGTCGTCAAATTCGAAGTCGATCCCGAAGGGCAGATCGAGGGTTACGGTCGTAGACAGCCGCTGAATGCCCTGGGGGTTGTATCCCAGTCCATCGCGGATGATGAACTGCTGCGGGAATTTGACCTGGACGGTGGCTCCGACAGCGAATTCCTTTTTGAAATCCTTGTCGTAGCTCATGTTGAAGTACTCTGCAACCACAAGCGAGTTGATGAGGTTGCGGAGGACTTCCATCGAAATCCAGTTTACATTGAGAAATTGATTTGCCATTGGGGGTACTTATCCTTTGCGGCGTTTTAGCTCGCGGGCGTTTGCCGCGTTCATATAGGCGCGGAAATCGCCTTCTTCGACCGCGCGCACAATGTCATCGGGTGGAGGCGTGCCCTTGCCTGCCACTTCCCTGGGCACTGGTGGCGCGGTAGTAATTTTTTTCTCGGCGGGCCGGGCGAATTTTCCGGAGGAGTCGCGCACCTGCGGCGCTCCATCGGTGTTCGCCCCAAGCTCCTCCATCACCAATCGCTCTAGTACAACGACCTGGCGGATGGCGGCCGCAGGATCCCGTTCGGCTGTGCGCACGAATTGCTCGAAGTCGTCAGGCTTGCTGCCCATGACATAGAGCAGGTCCACCATGACGGGCGATGCGTCAATCATGTGCTTGAGCATGGGATCGAGTTTCTGGTCGGCGTAGATCTTCTGCGCCACCGGGCTGATGACGTCATCGAGGTCGGGATAACGGCTGCGTCCCTGGTCCAGTTGTTCCTGTAGGTGGCGCTGTTGCCGGGCAGCGGCTTCCTCGGCGCGATACTTGCGCAGCGCCTCCGCCGCTTTCCACTCGCTAAGCGCCTCGAAGTACTCTTCCAGGGTCCTGTAGCGTGGCTGTCCTTGTTCGTCGACGTCATCCATCTGCGGCTTTTGCGTGGAGGACGCGGTCACGTTCTGGGCTGCGCTATGCGCGGGCTGTTCCGCCTGGCGTCTGGAGACAGCATCTTCCAGTTCTCTGATTTTGGCAGTGAGCTGGCGTATGCGCTGCTCAGCTGTGACCTTGCGGGCACGGCTTTTGGGCTCGTCGGGAGCCTGGCCGGATTCCGGTTCCGGCAAGTTCGATTCTTCTCCGGCGGTTTCAGCTTCTTCACCGGAGGGGATGTCGGATTCCGCCTCTCCAGGCGCTGGGGAGGGTTCCGCTCCCTCCTTTTGCGGTGTCTCGGGCAGTTTCCCGGTTCTGAGCCAGGTATCACGCTGCTCGCTCGTGATGCTGCTGATATCAATGTCTTGCGTTGCTGTCTCAGCTGCTGACGGGGCAGCCGTTTGTACGTCATCCATCGTGGAATCTCCGATGTGTGGATTGCCGGTGTAACGCGGACCGGCTGCGCGGACAAAATCCTCGTTAGCTACAAGATATGCGCCGTGACGTCACGCAACCGTTGGCGGCGCTTCAGCCGCGGGCTGTGCGGCTTGATTGCGTGCGACCAGATCCTGAAGGTGAATATTCAGCTGCCTGACCATGTCGCCGAAAAGCGCCATGCGCTCATTCATCTCTTGCGCTTTCGTGTTAATCTCTGCCACCAACACAGAGGTTTCTGCTTTGAGCCTCTCGACCGCCATGCGGTATTCGTTGTCGACGATCTTGGCTTGCTTTTCCTGCATCATCTGCGCGAGCTCGTTTTCCTTTTGCTGCGCATAGGCGTTGATGGCGAGCAGCTGCTGCTGGAGATTATTGATAGCTTCCATCGCCTGCGGCGGGAGTGGCTGCTGTTCGTCAGGAGAGATGATGTCCGCCATTTCCTCCCCTTGCGGTCCGAGATTGCGCATGCGGATAGCCATCGCCAGAAGTTTTGCGGCGGGGCTGCTCGGCGGCGGCAACTGCGGCAACATCTTGACCAGCTGATCGAGGAAGTCGGCAACTGCTTCGTGCTGCGATTGGTAGCTTGGTCCGACGGACACCGTGACGTCATGGATGCCGACATCCATGGGATAGTGCTCGGGCTCGCCGCGCTCGCCGGGATAAGGCGCATGAGTATTGATCCGCACTACTCTGTGCGCATCATCCGTTCCGCGGAACGGCACATCGCGTTCCGTGTCGTACACCACTGGAATCATCTGTTCGATGATTCGTCCTGCGAGTTCCAGAGCGCGGTCGAAGTTGTCGACGAAATGGAAGCTGCCGAGCGCCTCCTGGGCCTGGATGCGTTCCAGCGCAACCCCTGATTTTTCGTTGCGCCGCTGTGCAGCTGTGGGCAGTGGCGTGATGCCCATGGCAGACATGATCGCGCGGCGGTAAGACTCTTTAGCGATCTCATAGGCCTGGAAGTTAGGCTGGAATTGTGGCCGGGTGGGCAGCGGTAGCACTTGTCCGGTCGCCTGGTCGACGACAGGATCGGCTTGCAGGAAACCGTGTGGCACCTCGCTGACAGTTTCCCAGGCGTCGCGGTCGCTCTCAAACTGACCGTAGTAGCCGAGGAACGGCGATTTAGGAGACATCTTCGCTTCTTCGGCTTCCTGCGAGCAGAGATAGGAATACATCAACTGAGGATCGCGCGCCAATCGAACCATGGAGAGCAGATGACGCTCCGCTCTGCCATGCTCGTTGATCCAGACCTCTTTGCCGACAACCGGCACGATGGGGATGATGCTGGATGGCTCTTCCTGGGGCGGTTCGAGGATCTCGTATCCGTTGGTCAGGTACTGCACAACTCGACGGACTTCACAGAGTCTGCTTTTGAGCACCTCCACCTTGGCATCCGCTGGCAGTTCGTCGCGGTAAAGCGTCATTGTCCCTTGCGGGGAATCCACCATCAGCAGTTCGCGTTCTTCCTTGGTGGCGCGCCAATATTCTGCGATCACGACATGGTCCTCGCGAATCCAGTCGCTTAGTTCTGCCAGCTCGTCGGAGGTGAAACCATCAGCTTTAGCGCGCGGATAGCGTCGTTTGAAATCTTCGATTCGAACCGGTTCGAACACAAAAACATACTCTGCGTCGGACCAGTCGGCCTCGCGGCAGTCAGGATCGTAGAGCACGCAGTCTGGGTTGGTGATTCCTTTGATCCGGATTTCTTGTTCAAACGAGCGCTCCGAGCAGTATTGCCGGGAGATGCGAAAGAACGAATAGCTGGACTGCAGCATGCGCTCGAATGCGGGGATATAGGCCGAGCGCTGCGCATTAGAACGGTACTCGATTCCGCGGATGAGATTTTCGTGGGCTTCGGCCGTTTGCGCAGTGGCATCGCCGCCGGCGGGATTGATCTTGATGCCACGTTTGTTCTGCCGGAAACTGCCCATAGCCTGGTGCAGATACTGGTTGATCTCGTCGGGAGAGATCAGCGGCCGCTGGGCTTCTTTGCGGCTGCGCTTGGTTTCGTCGTCCCAGGGATCACCCAGGACAAACTTCATGTCGCGCGCCGCCTCCTCGCGAATCTTCCTCCACTGCTGCGCGGCGTAGCGATAGCGTTCGCGGATTTCCGTGAGCAGCTTTTCTTCGCTATCCGGGAGGCCTTTGCGTTTATGGCCGAGGCTTGGATCGGCGTGGAGCTCTGCTTTCATTTTGTTTTTTTGCGGAGCGCTGAGCGGAGAAAACTTGGAAAGTAGATAGCGGACTTGCCGCCTGGCCCATGGCATATCACTTCTCGCGGATGGCTGGGCAATGTGGGCAGATTTCGCGTGCTTCGCCATCGGCGTCATCGCACACCCAGCCTTTGTTTCGCGCTTGCCTTACGCAGTCGGTCTGGTCGCTGCCCACAAAGACTTCCTGCGAAAGGCATTTAGCGCAAACCATCAAGAGCGAGCCGCGCGACTCGCGGCGGCGGATCGCTTCTGTGGCGATGTCTTCCAGGCTAGCTGTCTCAGAGTGCGAGATTGCTTCCGAGGCCCGTATGCGGCCCTCACTCACGTAATCGTCGAGCGGTTTTGCGGTGAATCGCAGACGCGGTTTCAGCGCTTCGTAGGCGTCGGTTCGCTGGTGGGGTTCGACCTTGAGCAGCAGTGCGCGGAAGCGTTCGTGATCATCGATCAAACTCGCGATCTGGTCGAGCAGCAACCTAGGACTGTCCAGCCCGGCGAACCCATAGCCCTGGAGCGCGGCATTGAGAGCTTTGCGTTTAGTTGCCTGGGTAATCATGCTCTCTGCGCTACTTCGCCAAGATGCGATTCGCTTTGGCACGGATCCGCGCTGCGGCTTCAGGCGAGAGCCGGCCGCGCTTGACCATCTGCGTGGCGCGGGCTTTGGCGTTGGCGGCGTGCGCGCGGTCCGGCATTGGATACTTACGCGCTGCGGGCAAACCGAACTTGTTAGCGGAAAGATTCGAGCGTGCGGCAGAAGACAGTTTCATTGTGTCAGGTCCAAGGAGTCGAGCTTCGTGATCGGCGTGGTGTCGCCGGCTTGACCGGCGCGACCGGCATAGCGAATGTCAATGCCAGTGCGTCGGCATCGTCCGGCGATCGCAGTCCGCGCTGTCTCATAAGCTCTTTCTTTTCCAGTTTCACGCGCTGCTGGTTGTCCGACACCAAGCACGGACCGCTGAGATCCGCTTCGAGTTGGGCAGACGTGTCGATCGCCCCGCTCGCCAGCCATTCCTTCATCTTTCCCCACATGTAGTCGCGCATAGTCACGTAGCGCGGGTTGGGCGAGTGTGCGCCGAAATTGACCGTGGTGATGTTCTTGAAGCCGAGCTGACGCAGTCGCGACTCGACCGGCGCAGCGATGCCGGCGGAATCGAGGAATAGCATTGCGACCTTCCTTCCGTCGTATGTGCGCGTGAGAATGTCTGCCAACTTCCCCGTGAGGACTGCCGGATCGCGCGTGAATTCGCCTTTGACTTTAATCGGCGGGATGGAGCGTCCATCGAGGCCCCGCCGGAAGCGAATGACGTTGTCATCTTCCCCGCCCCAGGCGAAATCCACTCCCGCCACCAGCGGCTCATCGTCGAGCACGGTCACCTTACGCCGCTGCGCGCCGTGGATTAATTCCAGGTCGATGTACTGGGCGGAGGAAGCGCGCGGCGGCAGACCGAGAACGTGGACGCGGAACCAGTCGGAATCTTCGCCGTAATCCTGTGCCCACTGCGCGATTTGATCTTTACTGGTGCCTTCGACGTCGCGCGAATCGAGGATCCAAGTTTTCCAGCGGTGGCGCAGGCGGCCAAAAACGGAATCATAGAATCTGCCGCTGCTGACGGTGGGGTTGCCCAGCAGCAGCCAGATGATCTCAGTATCCTCGTCCGTGAGCGCGCCCTCTGCAGTTTCGTAGATGACCGGCGAGATCTCTGACGCTTCGTCAAAGATCAGCAGCAGCCTTCGCCGCAAGTTGTGCTGCCCGGCTACCGCCGTCGGATTGTTTTCCGACCAGGGCAGGAAATCTACCCGCCAGATTTTTTCGTGCGCCAGGTCGCGGACCTTTATCGAGGTGACATTGATGTCAAACCAGTCCCTGTTGAGCGCGCGCTCAAACCACTTCGCGAACTCTGGCGAGGTCTTCGTTTCCAGCTGTTTTTGCGTGTTGGCGGTGACGTTGGTGCGGCAATCGGGAAAGGTCGAGGTGGCCCACCAGGCGAGCATCGCCGCCAGGCTCGATTTGCCCACTCCGTTGCCGCTGGAGATTGCGATGCGGCAAACGGTATACCGCGTCTTAGGATTGCGGAAGTGTTCGCCGACATATTCGAGTACTTCCCGCTGCCAGGAGCGGGGCCCTGCGAGCTCCGCCAGGTCGCCCTCTCCCCAGGGGAATCCGTAGAGCACGGCCTGCAGTGGATCGTGGACGAACCCGCCTAGATCTTCCAGCAGCGTCTGTTCAGCAGCTGTCTGCTCTGCTGCGCTGATAAGGGTCATTCCGCCTGCATTTCCACAGCAGCACAGATTTCCACCACCATACCTCCTTTAGTAGAAAATCCGGCCGCATCCAGATAATTCACAGCTTTTTCCTCAACTGCGTTGCTCGCAAACGAGCTTTTTCGAGCTCCTCCGCGAGGGAGAAGCGAACGTTGAGTTCGACAGGCTTGTCGTGGATGTGGTTGATGTTCTGCACCGCCTTCCCCAGCTCGCGGTCCGTCAGGTACTTCCGCGTATCCAGCCGGACCCGCAAGTCCTGGGTCCACAGCAGCTCGTGCCAGCCGAGCTCCCGTGGATCGGTCGGCTTCGCGTCGGGAGGGAGGGCAAGTACGCGCGCCGCCAGGCTCCGGTCCGGCGCCGGACCGGCGTCCGGCCGCTGTCTTTTTCTGCCGGCGCCAGGCCGGCGGCCGCCCCGCGGCACTGCCTAGCGACTCCCCGAGACTTCTAAAACTCGCAGCATTCGAAATCTCCATTGAAAATCAAACAATCAAAGGCGGAGTGCCCTGATCACAGCATCACTCGCTGCCTCGTCCGAAACCCGAAGATATGCGCCAGTCGATGCAATTGATTTGTGTCCTAGGTACTGCCTGACATTCTCAATTCCCGCGTTTTCAATCGCATGCAGAGCGATCGAGTGCTTGAGCACGTGCGGATGTGAAAGCCTCGCCGCGATTCCAGCGGCAGTCGAGTATCGCTTGAACAGCCGGCCAAACTGCTGGCGCGTGATGGGAAACAGTCTTTGATTTGCGCGCATTTTCGCCGCGAAATCAATCAGTGTTTGACGCTCGCTGAACAGCGGATCTGAGTGCTCGATGAGGGGGTGAGTGGTGCGCAAGCTGCCCTTGAGCCGGCGCACGGTGAGTTGACCGTCGCGAATGTCATCGCGTTTAATTGCAATGACTTCCGATGCGCGCAGACCATGCCAGTACGCCACCAGAATCATTATCCAGTCACGCTCGCGGCGGGCCCTGGCGGCGGCGAGGACCGATCGCAATTGCTCTTTTGAAATCGCGTGCAAAATCAAAAAATGTTCCGAAACGTCATTCCGGAACCTGCCTCTGATGACATACGCAGGGGCAAGAGATAGCTAAACACTGCTCATGCACGCCGCACAGACACGACTCGCAAATCGCCGCGCCTGGATCTTGCGCCTGGCGGCGCCGGCGGATCAGCTGCCAAACATAATACTCAGCGGGAACTGTTGTGCTCATTTGTGATCGGGGCGGCGTTAATTCTTTCGCAGCCCTTGCGGAAAACGACTTTTACCCGGCGGCACTTCGGAGGATCCATCGAGGCGGCGCACCCGGTCAATTCTAACGGCTGCGTGATGCACGGCGGATCGACCAGCAGGGTTACGCCGCCAGCCTGGTTGTGCTTGGCGGCGCACCCCGAGCAGGCGGCACCGAGTGCCAGAAGCGCAGGGAGGATGCTGCGTATCATCTGTGCACTGCCGCCTTACTTTGCGCGCGGGAGGAAATCGGTGTTGCGGTCGAGGTAGCCCTCCACGTGCGCGACTCTTTCACCGAGTTCGCGGAGCTGCTCCGCCAAATGATCGCGGCGGCTAGCCCACACAAGGATCCCGCTAGAGCCCAAGACAGCGAGGCCACCCAGAGCAGCGAGGACGAGCTGCCAGGCATGCTCAGCAGCCACATTCAAGCCGCCCTCTCCCCGGCCTCGTCCGATTGGCTTGAGTTCTGTTCTTCATTTCCAGTCTTTTGCGGTGAATAAGTTTCGAAAACAAATCCGTGGCGCTCGAGCGTTCGATCAACTGCGCCGATCACCCACTCCATAAACAGCATCTCATTCAGCTTCGCCGCCATCGCTGCGCCAGGGACGAGGCGTCGGCGGGCGGAAGATGAGGCCCGGCAGTTCCCATGGAGGCATAGTCTCAGGGAGGTAGTAGCTGCGAGGTCGAAGAGGACGTCCAGCGAGAAACACAGATTGGGGGGGGAACATCCGGATCAGCTTCCGCGAGATCCGCTCACAGATGAGCCGGCGGACCAGCTCATCGGCGACGTCACGGCGCACATGAGTTGAGGGCCGGGAGAAAACTGTCTGATAGTGAGCGAGAACGCCGACGCGACAGGACACAGCAGTGCCAGTGGTCTGAAGGCGCCGATGGCCGGCGCCGTGCCTGCGCGAGAATCGTAATGCCTAGCAGAGCCAGGGACAAACGTTACCTTTGTGCCACTGGCGATAAGATGCTGAAACTAAGACGTTTAGGCTAGATATAAGTCATTCGCCGCCGGTCGGGGAGAGCTGACCAATCTTCGCTACCTGACTGCGCGTGGGCCACACAGGCTCTATTTGCGCATTGGAGGGAACGAGATACCCCCAGGGCACTGCAAGATCGGAAGGCATGAGATTGGCTGGTTCCTTTATCCAGAGCAAGCAGTCGCCGCACTGGACGCCTACACTAAGTCGCTCTTCGCAGAACCTGAGAGCGAGCCTCGCTACCGGAAAACCTGTGCAAAACCGGAGTAAGTGCTTGGCCATCTACAGGATAAAAAATATTTGACATTATAAACGATTACGGTTAATTTTGCCGCATGAAACACCGTTTACACAAGCGCGAATGTCTCTCTACTGACTGCCCGCGGAGATTCTGGCCGCGGGTCCGCACCCAGCTTTACTGTTCGATCACCTGCAAAAACCGCGAAGCCCTCCGCCGCAGGCGGGCACGACTAAAAGCTCAAAGGGCAGGAGCTACGGCAGGAGAGCTCGAATCTGCTATTGGAGCTACAGCTTGATCCTCGCTCCTCAACACGATACTTCTTATCGGACATTACCGTCCGAATGTATTGCCCTACTCCTGCAGTATGAGGCAGACTGTGCAGCCCGTTTGAAGGCAGTTCAGACCCAGCGGGAAATGCTGGCGGAGATTCTGTGGCTTTTGATATCTGGCCGCACTAAATCATCCCACATTCTCACCTACCTCTTGATCGCTGAGCAGCACGAGTACGACGCTTGGCTGCGCGACGACTACCGTATTGCTCGCATCACCGTAGCCCTTGCCGCGAAAGGCAATCCAAGTCCTTTTGTCGAGGCATGTTACCTGGTCCTAGGCCTCCATCCCGCCAAAATTTCGCAGGAGATTCTCAAGCGGCGGGAAATTGCCAGCGGCAAGAAGCCTCCCCGCTCTGCTCTGTCCCTCCCCCAGGCCCTCCCCCAGGCCATAAAGGAGGAAAGGAGAGGATAGCGATGGGTGAGAACGGCGGCAAAAACGACAGACTCCGTGCGCTCTTAAAAGAAATCGCCTGCTGTTTCTGGGAGGAGTACGAGTTCCGGGAGAACGAGCCGGCGACGATGACGGCCAGGCTCCTCATCGAAGCCGAAGAACTCATTGGAGGAGAACATGATTGCGTTAATTGATCTAGTCGACAGTGTGGTCGAGCGCAACCTGGAAATATGCGCTCACTGCAACCAGCTGCGCGGCGACCACGCGCATCTTGGCGAGTGGTGCCCGCTGCCGGGATTGCTTGGATTTTCGAGTTCGCGCCGCTACTTCCCTGCCGTCTGCGAGCACGAAAATGACGGATTCGGCTGCCGCCGTTCCGTTGCCGGAGTCGATCTCGAAACCGAGTCGTACGTGTGCCTGGAGCACTTTCCGCGATGAATCGACTCAGGAACGCCATAAACATCCTAGCGGTTTGGTCCGTGGTGTTCACGTACTGCGTGGTTTTCTGGTACGTGATTTTCCGCTCCCTTGCGCACTGACGAATTTTCGACGGAGGCGCCTGAAGATGAATCGGCATACCTGCGAGGGTTGCGGCAAGCGGCCGTCCCGTTTCTTCGACCGGGACGCGGAAGGTTTTGGCCGGCGGTGGCATGCTGACCGGACTCACACTCTATGCCGGCAGTGTTATCGCAGCCAGATGGAGTTTGGCAATCAGCTACGTCGCCAGGGCGCAGCAGACAGGAAGAAAAATGAGCTACCAGAGCAGTTTTGATTTTATCCCGCCGCTTGCGGTCGGCTTGTCGGCGGCGATAGCCCGGCGCTCTGATCCGGAATCATCCCATCGGGCCGGAGGGGAGATAACCGTGTCCGGGCGCCGGGAAGGCCAGCTGCTAGGCGTTCTGGCGCTGGTACGCAAGTATCCGGGATCAACCTCGCTAGAGCTTGCCTACAAGTCGTTCAGCCTGGACCGCTACGTGGTCGCGCGGCGCCTGCCAGAGCTCGAAAAAGCCGGATTGGTGAGTCGAGGCCCCCTAAAGCAGTGCGGGATCTCGAAAAAATTAGCGCTGACCTGGGTGCCGGCGCGGAAAGGATGAGAGCAGAACATGGATACCACGGTATGGAATGTTTGCCCAGCGTGTTCCACACCGCATCGCGGCGAGGCTGGCTCGTATTGCGAGGAATGCAAGATCTTATCCCAGGGCTATTCGGTGCGCGAGCCGCGGGAGGTTGATCAGGAGGGGAGGCGCCTGCTGGCGCTGCTGGTGAATGGGTTTTTGATTTTCGCGTCAGCCTATATTGCCGGAAACCTTCTGATTGCGATAGTACGCCGATGACCGCCACCGACAAAGAGCTGTACGAGTGTATGTGCTGCGAACGGACCGTGGAGCTCGACCAGCATGGACGCTGTCCCCTCTGCGGATCTGAGATCGTCATGCCGGTGGCATTAATTGAAAAAGCGCAATAGGCGTGTTTAAAGCAGAGGGAAGCGATGGCGCATGAATGCATTTTCTGTGGGCAGGAGTGCTACTGCGATTGCGATGACACTGGCGGATTGCCGCAACCGGACGACTGCCCACACCTATTGGGTAGGTGCGAGAGTTCGGCGGATTGCGACGAATGGGAGGAGAAGGAGGAACGTTGAAACGGCTTAACACACCATGCCCTCTTTGCAACTCTGAACCAAACGCCGCGCTGCGGCACATCATCATCGAACAGCACTATCCCGATCTGTTCAGCGCGGTCGATGACGCGACCTACGACGGTCCCGTGTCAGCGATGGGAGTGGGACGAACCCCGCAGGAGGCCGTCAAAAGCCTGTTCGAACAGGAGGAAGGCTAGCTGCTAGGCGTTCTGGCGCTGGTACGCAAGTATCCGGGATCAACCTCGCTAGAGCTTGCCTACAAGTCGTTCAGCCTGGACCGCTACGTGGTCGCGCGGCGCCTGCCAGAGCTCGAAAAAGCCGGATTGGTGAGTCGAGGCCCCCTAAAGCAGTGCGGGATCTCGAAAAAATTAGCGCTGACCTGGGTGCCGGCACACCCGACCGCAGCAGCGCGGTGGTCTCTGTTTCCTGCACGTCGAAGACAGTCGCCATAGAGCCGCACGACGGCACGATTTACTTCGCGAAGCGCCTCGGGAAGATCGAAGCCTTCGTCGAAGATCCGCGCCAGCAGGCACTCTTCGCCGAACAGGAGCCAGCAAGCCCAAACCAGCAGTAGGAGTCAGCCGTGAAAAATTCGTTGCGCAGCAACCAGCTTTGTCCCGTGCATCGCAGTTACTACTGCTGCGGTCGCGCGCGCACAGAACGCCTCGAAAAGAAGCTCGAACGCGGCCGGAGGCCTTCAGCGCTGAAAGGATGGATCCAGGTTGGAGAAGGTCTGTGGCGAATCGAGGATCAATTTCATCCCCGCGGATACCGCGAAAAGCGCTCGGCAGACCAGCTGCGGCGGATCAAGAACCAGCTGCTGTTGGCCGGAGCAAAATGCCTGTATTGCGCATCGCCATGGACTGACTACAGAGATGTAGAGGTAGCGCACAAAGAGCCCAAGGGGATGGGCGGAGCCAGGCGCGATGACCACCCGGACAACCTGGGATTGGCGCATCGTGCGTGTAACTGGAAGAACGGATCGCGACGGTTCGGCGGCGGACGCTAGGCCGGAGGGTTGAATGACCAATGCAAAAAATCTGGCCTGGAAACCCAGGCCAGTAAAGGAGATGGAACATGACTAATCAATTCTACAGCAAGACCGCAATCACCGGATCCAACGGGTCCGGGAAAACTGCCACCGCAATGTTGTTTGCTATTGGCCTGGCGATTCAGTCCGGCAAGCGGCCAGTGGTCACCTTTGACTCCGAAAAACGCCACGTATTCTGGCAGAGCGCTTTCGCTGCGGAGGGTATTCCGCTGATTGTGGTGCCCGGGCGATCATTCAAGTCCATGAACGAGAGTCTGCGTACTGCCCAGCGCGAGCGGGCTGCGGTATGGATCGGAGACTCGCTGACTCCCGCCTGGCAGGAGCTGGTGGAGAGCTTCGCCCTGCCGGATGGCCGTCTTCCGGTAGAGCGGCAGAGCCAGCTGCGGCGCATGTGGAACGGATTTGTGGTCGAGTTTCTCGACGCCCAGTTCCATGGCATCGGCTGTGGGCGCCTGGGTTGGGAGTGGGTCAATGCCGAGAATGCCGACGGCAATCGGGAACTCGTGAAGGGAGATCCAAAGTTCAAGGCTGGCGGCGGGGAATCCTTTGGCTACGACTGCCATCTCGAGCTTGAGATGCGGCGCCACGAGTGGCAGACCATCGAAAAGAAGTCAAAGCGCCGCAGAATCGACGTTTCGCATATTTGCACCGTAGTCAAGGACGCGACCGGGGCGCTGTCCACGCTGGAATTCCAGTTTCGACCCTTGCAGGGAGGATACAAGACCGGAGCATATCGCAGAGTGTACGAATGCCTGCTGCCACACTTGAAGGTAATGGAGAATCTTCCTGACGCCAAGGTCGGCGGTGCTTCTTCCCGGGAACTCCTGGTATCGGGAGAGTCCGAGTATGCCCGCGACCAGAAGGAGCGGGCGATTGCCCTCGAGAAATTCACTGGCACGCTGAATCTCATCTGGCCCGGGCAAACCGCAGCTGAGAAGCGCGCGCGCGCCATGGTGCTTCACCAAGTCACAGGCACGCTGTCGATGACCGAGGTTGAGAACAATCTCTCCACGCCGAAGCTGATTCAGGCTGCCGAAGTGGCCGGCAATCTCAAACAGATTATCGAACAGGAAGGCTATCCAGCCGGGGAGGAGAGGGAGTGGAGGCGCAACCTGATGGCGATGATTGACCTGGCAATGCATCCGGAGAAGAACCTCACCTTCCTGGAAGTCATGGGAGCCAAGTCGGTCAAAAAGGTTCTGGCCGAAAAGGAACAGCGAAGGGCTCAGGCAGGTGATTGAGCACAGAGCTTAGCTCCCGCTTACGGGGATAAAGCGCAGGAGCAAGCCGGGAACGTTCAGGAGGAGAAAGTGGGAGCAACGCGACTCAGAGTTAGCCATGCAAGCTCCCGCTCCTCCGGAACGTTCCCAGGAGCAGCTGGATGATACGCAATCTGCGCTGGCTACAGAAGTTCGGATGCGAGTGCTGGTACTGTGGGTCGACGCTGGTGCCGGAAGAGGCGACGGTAGATCATCGCGTGCCTAGGTGCCGGGGAGGATCAGATCGGCCCTCGAACCGCGTTCCGGCGTGCCGGCGCTGCAATTCCATGAAACGGGACAAGACGGAGGCGGAATTCTATGTCTACAAACCGTGCTTTCGGCGCAGGCAGAGGCGTTATCCAAGGATCGGAAGGATTACGCGCTGGGGGCGGCCCAGGAGCAAAAAGCGGGGATGGGAGAGAGACGATTGTTTCTCGGAACGTGTCTGTAGTAGGCAATTCCGAGACGCAGGTCAGGGTCGCGCTGCTGTACCTAAGAAAATTAGGGCAGAGGAACTTCTACAACTACTTTCCGGAATGCTGGGAAGAGCCGCTAACTGCCGCGGAGACACTGAAATTCGGCAGGAATCAATCGAAGTGGTGCAACTGCACGGAAGGCAAGGCGAAATCTGAGCCGCACATCTCGCGGCACTGGAGCGACTAAGTGAAGCAACTGGCGATTGTGCTGATTTTCGCAGCCATGGCGGGAGCGAAAGACAAACCGGAGCGCCGCTATCACCGCATATCAATTGCTGAGATGGCACAGGATGAACCAGCGGACTGGAACAAGGTTAGCACCCATGTCGAGCTCTTTGGTTGGGTGCGCTACGTGGCGCATGAGGATGACGGAGACCTGCACATTCGTATCTGCGAGGATCCGCGCATTGAGGGTATGGACCGCAAGCACTGCATAGTAGCCGAATGCACGCCGTGGCTGAAGTGCAGGCAACCGCGCGTCGGCGCCAAAGTTCTGGTGCGTGGCATCTCGCGCTATGACGCGGAGTCTCCCGGCCATCACTGGTGGGAATGCCATCCCGTAGAGCGCTTGCAGGTCATTAAGTAACAACTCAGCGCGGAGGAGGGAATATGACAGTGAGCTTTCTTAAAGCGCCTCGGTCGGTTCGCGAGTGGTGGGAGTGTCGCACGAAACGCTGCGACTACTACAACGATTACCTCGCATACGGCCCGGCAGAGTTGACCCACGAGGGTTACCACGCCGCCATGCGGAAAGCTGAAGCCCACTTCAAACGCTGCACATACAACGGCCCGAATCTGTGCCCCATGTGCAGCCGGTGGGAGAGAGCGATACGAGCATGAGGTGCGAAGTGGAACTCATTCTCTCGCAGAGCCAGCCCGATCACGCTTACCAATGCCGCCGCAGCGCCATCGCGACGTGCTCTGCCTGTGGCATCGAGCTTTGCTCTGCCCACAAACGTGAATGTTGCGGCAAGGACTTCTGTGGCTTTTGTATCGGAGATCACCACGCGAGGCCAGGAGAGCACAGCCAACCGGCGGAGATGATGAGCGGGACATCAGCCGCGTAGTTGAATTTGCCAGCGCACAGTTCGGAGGAAACCGATGGCCGCAGGTATGAGAGATCACTCAATTATTCCTATCCACGAATGGACGAACGGCGGAGACGAAGTACTAGTAGTGCGTTTCTGCGGCCAGGACGGAGCATCTTACTCCGGCGTAGACAGGAGCGGGAAACCAGTCAGTTTCGTCCATCCTCTCCGAGTAGGGGAGAGCTTAGAAGCGCCCGATTGGGTGGACGACTACAGGTGTGGCGGCGGAATACACGGATGGCCCTGGGGCATGTCGCTCGGGGATGGAAAGACGTGCGATTGGGCCGCGGTATGGCTCGTATACGGAGTGAAGCCTGCAGACATTAAAGGCGGCAGTGGCGAGCTCATCGGCAAGTGCAAGTTCAGGCGCGGAATCCTGCGCCATGTTGGGGACTGGCACAGCGCGATGCTGTTCGTCCTCCCTGGACAGATCGCGTGGGTACATCACGCCGCGAGGGGCGCAGCGTCCGCGACAGGCGAGAGCGGCGCCGCGTCCGCGACAGGCGAGAGCGGCGCAGCGTCCGCGACAGGCTTCAGGGGCGCCGCGTCCGCGACAGGCATCAGGGGCGCCGCGTCCGCGACAGGACCCAGTGGAGCCGCGTCCGCGACAGGACCCAGTGGAGCCGCGTCCGCGACAGGACCCAGTGGAGCAGCGTCCGCGACAGGCATCAGGGGCGCCGCGTCCGCGACAGGCTTCAGGGGCGCCGCGTCCGCGACAGGCGAGAGCGGTGCAGCGTCCGCGACAGGCTTCAGGGGCGCCGCGTCCGCGACAGGCGAGAGCGGCGCAGCGTCCGC